ATCTTTGTGCCAACAAGTTGTTCAATATCTTGTTGATTGAAGTTCATATTGTTAAGAGGTGTTATTTTTTTAAGCCTTCTTCACGTAGTGGGGGCTGAGGTACTTTTGAAGGTTCAAGTAGGTAACAACAACGTCAGCTGGTGGTTGCAACAAATCCTTGAGCTTTTCGTCCAAGATAAGTTGGCGACCGTTATCTGGGTGCTTGAGACCGTTTTCGGTGATGTACTTGTTGATGAACTTGGTGACTTCAGAGCGAGAGATCAATTCTCCTTCGCCAAGTCCCAAGAACGCACGCAACTTAGGCGTCACTTCTTGCTTTCGGTTGAAGCCGTTGTTCGCGGCACGCGCCTTAGCTTTCTCACCATCTGGATCCTCTTGGGTGCTCTTAACCTTGCGGATGAGCTTGGTGAGGGCCTTGACGTCGGCGCGGAGAGCAGCAATTTCGGTTTGAATAGTTTCAAGAGACATCTTATACCTTGTATTGCGTCTTAATCTTTAAGTCACGAAATGATGATAAATATAAGACCAATAACAAGTAGAAGAATTATGTAAAGTTTAGAATAATCGGCGGCAATGGTCGGTCTTTCTATGATTCGAAATGGTTCCCCGACGCATCCACCAGCACAACATTCTTCTTCTGGACAAGGTATGACATTTGGACCTCGTCGCACACCACAAAACTGTTGTGTCTTTGGGTTAGACACATCAGAGTACGCAAAGCACCTACATTCGTCAATGATACTACAGACCATTTATTATGTAGCAATATAATAATGGACACCGAAATTTATTCAGAAGCTGTCATCAATAGATTTCTGAAGAAAAATTTATTCTTTAATGATTCTGTTTTGGAAAGATACTATCAAACCAATAACCTTGCTGCGTTCAGGAAGAGAGTTCATAAACTTCACAACAAGGAATCTTTTGAAAAGATGGTGTATGCGATTGTTACAGATTCTATTCGAGATATTGTTCTCGACACAGCTGGTGAAATTTCAGAATTTCTCAAACCAATGGGTGATCTCGTAATTTCAGGTGGTGAGGCATTCAATATGTATTTGGATCGAAAGGAACGTATCGTCACGAGTGATATAGATACAAAATTCATTCCAAGGTTTGCGTACAATGATAAATATTTTGGAAAACTTCAAGCCACAAAGTTACTTTTGTGGAACAAGTTGGGAGAAATTGCGAAGCGTATAGGTGAGAAAGTGAAGACGCGTATATCTCGTAATGCGAAGATGGCACGTTTCATAGGTTTGGGATTTGCTGAGAGTGGTCCATATGTTACCAGACGCTATATCCTCATCAAAAAGAAAAAGTCTCAACGTGGTGGTGAACCATCAAAGTCTGACATTTTCATTGACGTGGAATTATTCGCGCTTGACCTCAATGTGAGATACTTTTCAATTGGGAAGGGTCGCATCACACAAGAGGTTCTCGGTGGTATCCTCGATATTCCATTCATGAGACCCAAGGAATTTGGATACGAGGTTATTGATTCTAAAAAATTGGGTATCACATACAAGAACAAAGATACTGGTTCAATTGTCCACGATAAGCGAATTTATGTAGCAGGTAAGCGTTTCCTCATTGACGATGTTTATCTCATGCAAAAGCTTGGACTTCGACCGGAGAAAAAGGAAAAGGATAGACAGCGTATGTATAAACTCACTAAAATGATTAGGAAGAATATCAATATTAGACCAAATGATGACATTAACAAAATTTACGAATATACACATAATACAATACAAACACCAAGGTTTAGAACATCTAAATATGGTGTGGTGAATATGTCGCAAGCGGCGCGTGTCAATCCACTAAAGTATACGGAATATACAACTAAACCAAATGAAGAACGTTTGTCAAAGCAAATTGTGTACGGTGTAAAGTCATCTCTTCCAAACGTAACCATTCCAGGATACATACAAACCCACGGAAATCAACGTTTTAATCTCAATACACAAGAATGGGTGAAAAACAGATCACCAACGTATATTAGAAACCAGTATAACTACAGACCAGCGACAGGAAAGAATATTCCAAATAATTTGAATACAAGTAAGTTATTATATGGTTACAATCCAATCCGTGATAAATGGGTTCCAGGTTCAATTATAAAGAAGGCGTCCCAAATACCATTTGTTGGTTTAAAGAATTGAGACGCATCCCATATATAACATGTTGTACAACGCCCCCGCTAAAGGCGATGATGGACTCTACTTCGTGAAGGCTCTCAACGATACCAAGCGAAAGTGTTTGGTCCAATTGAATAAGGTAAAGGTTGCCGATGTCTCAGGCGACATGGTTTTTGACCTTACACATGAAGGTAATATCAAGAAGATTGCTGACATTGACGCCCTCAATCTTGAATCGGCGTATGAAAATTGTGAAACTTGGTTTGGGAAGCAACTTTCCGAAAAAGTGATTGAGGGTGCATACACTTCCAGTATTGCCGACAATCAGATTACAGGCGAACGTCTCGAAGTCACCAAGGTATTTAATGCTCAACAAGAGCAAGTGGACATTGAAAGTGTCCAGCCCAATAAGACTTGCGATGTGATCTTGGAATTCGCAGGAATTTGGTTCGCCAAGAAATCTTTTGGTGCTTCGTGGAATGTTGTCCAGGTCAGAGTTCACCCAGACCCAATCTTGGACACTTACCCAGAAGAATATGCTTTTGTCGACTATGAGGAGACCGAGCAATAAAAAAATTGTTGATCATATATAAAAGATGATGAAGAAGGGTCGTGCTCAAAACCTCATGATGTTGGCTGCGGTCGCCGTGTTGGTCTACTTGCTCTTCACTATGAACAACAAGTCTGCTTATTCTATTCGTGAACGCGAATATGGCGCATATGACATGGCCCCAGCTATGTCCGCGGGTCCAGCCGCCGCTCCAGTCCAAAACGGTTGTGGCATGGAACAGGGTGTCGGTTTGGCGTCCTCTCTCCTCCCACGTGAGGTTGCCTCTGCGGAGGACTTTGGTGAGTTTGCCCCAGAAGACATCCTCGCGGGTCAAAACTTCCTTGAACCACGCCAACAAATTGGTTTCCCAGAAACCATTGGTGGTGCTCTCCGTAACGCGAACCAACAAATTCGCGCCGATCCACCAAACCCCAAGGATCCATTCGTTTGGAACAACTCTACCATTGTCCCAGACACCATGCAACGCGATTTGTGCTAAATTTCGCTTAAAGATTAGACCTTAGCTTTATGTAAATAATGTCAGTACCTAACGAACTTTCTGCGAGTGTTTCCAAGCTTGTGGAGCTCTCGAAACAACTTTCTGAAGCAAAATCTGATATCAAGATTCTCAATCAAGAAGAAAAGCGACTCAAGGAGTCTGTGAAGAAGCATATGATTGATCAGGGCATTGATACCATTAACCTCAGGAAAGGCAAGATCAGCCTTCGTAAGTCTGTCCGCAAGGGTAGTATGAATAAGGATGCCATTCGTGATGGACTTCTCACATTTTTTGGTGGAGATGAAGCCAAATTGGAGGGCGCCCTTAATGCCATCCAGGACAATATTAAAGTAAAAGAATCAACATCCCTCTCGTTAACTGGGATAAAAGAGAAGCCCGAGAAGGAAGATAAGTAGACACCATGGTTTGGAGTCAATATGTATATGAAGCTACCACGGGATACGATGTTATCCCAAGCGATGAAGAAGAAATTGAAGATGATGTTCATCTCAGTGTTGAAGATTGGCAAATCAAATACTCAGATGAATTGTGGGCACTTTGGGATATAATCCAACGGCTGCTTAGAGATGCATATTTAGAACATTCTCTACTTACCGATTGTGATTTTTCCGATTTTGCCGAGTTCTGTTATAATGAACACAATTATGATTGTGATTTTGTATGGATTCCATACGAGTTTCATCTCTCGTACATCTGGAGATGTATGAATGATTATCTGGAAGATACGGATCTCTGTCACGAATTTATGATTGGTGCTACATTTGATCATTGGGTTAAGTTTGTTAATCAGCACACCAGACAAAATAATATAGATCTATATTAACCATGCTCCCCGATATCACATCCCAAAAAGTCGCCATTCCAGCCGCTCTTTTTTTGGCTCTCAGCCCAGGTGTTCTCTTGACCACCGACGGGCGAAAGGTCAACTTTTTGAACGGAAAGACCTCTCAA